CTGGATAGCCGCCTGATCCGTCGGCATCGGGAAGTCGCCCGCAAACGAGCCCCAGTTGAAGTTCACAAACGACGAACCCTGAACCGGGATCGTAATCTGTGAAACACCGCCACGAGCCGCCTTCGCGTTGGACATAAACAACGATAACAGGGGGTGCGACTGATAAACTTGCACGTAAACTGAGGGTAAAAATGCCCTCCTGGTCAGTGCTGCAAGTTGAGCCCCCAAACTGCCTGATGGGGTAATCCCGCTGCCAGTAAGCGTTCCGACGGGGCTAGTTGGGTAAGCCATCAGTTAACTCCGTTAGTGTTGGCTGTTGACAAAGCCACGTTGGTGTTGTAGTAATAGGCTGTTGAAACCCCACCACGAGGTGACAAATGCCAATCGCCATTGCCTGCCAGAGATGCAGCAAGGAATTCACAGTTGGAGCGAAGGAAGCGCATCGCGTCTTTTGCTCCAGAGAGTGCTACCACGCAGAGAGACGCGATAACCCGGACGGCTACGTTCGGCTGACGCCCACCCACAAGACTTGCGTGAATTGCGGGACGGAGTTCAGTCAGACCAACCGGAACCTGAACACCAAGTTCTGCTCCGCATCGTGCAGAGAGACCTACACGGCCATCCATGGCCGCGACGGACAGAGAAAGGCGCTTGTCTGCGCTCACTGCTCTACCGAGTTCACTGTCAGCCCCAAAGAGGTCCGGAACGGCAGAAAATACTGCTCCATGACCTGCTACTCGGCCGCTCTGAGCGCATCGGGCAGACCCAACAACGCCGTCGAAGCTGTTCACTTCGAATGCAAGGAATGCGGCACGCCGTTTCAGAGAAACCCAGGCGAGCTTCGCGCCTATCACAAGGCGCACGGCAAGGACCCGCTCTACTGCTCGCGCGAATGCTCCCACATTGGAAGAAGACACGCCGGCACGAAGAACTGCGTCGTCTGCGACACTCCGTTCGAATTCTCCGGTCACAGCACCAAGAGGACGGCCACTTGCAGTGACGCGTGCAGAAGAACGCTGCAGAGAAGAAACCTGCTGGCGACGAACGAAGCGGAGCGCCCGAGCGAATCGCGGGAGATCACTCGTCAGATCACCGCGCAAGGATACGTCCGGCTTCGCTTCCCGAACCAAAATGGCGTCAAGGGAAGAGAGGTTCTTGAACATCGCTACGTGATGGAGCAGCACATTGGCCGCGAACTTCGTCCCGAAGAGACGGTTCATCACCGCGTAAAGCCGACGACGAATAATGAGTTGAGCAACCTCGAACTCTTCTCCAGTCGCCATGGTCCGGGTCAGCGTGTCATCGACAGAGTTGCCGACGCCATCGAGACTCTGAAGCTGTACCCGGAGTTCGCTCCGGCCGACTGGGCTGAGTTCATTCGAAGCCGAGAAGGTCATGCCACCCCCTCCAGCTTGATTTCTTGATCGCGGCGGGCCTTTTCGCAGAGGCCGAACTTCGATCCGATAATGCGAACGCGATCAGACAGACGCACGAAATCCCCGTTTGTGACGGGGACCTCGTTTTGCGTGTGTTTGGTCGCGTTTTGCATCAGTAGCCCATCGTTTCCTGAACGTAGCGGTCGGGATCGCGGGCGAATTCGTTCAGCTCGTCGTCCATGTACTGGAGCGGATCGTTGTGGAGCCGGGCGAACTTCTCGTCGCGGTTCTTGGTGCCGAAGAGATCCATGTGCTTCTGGCCGTATGCCTGCACGGAGGGGTCCTTCGTCGGAGTCGTCTTGGAGGCGACCCAAGCGGCGGCGGCTTCGGGATCGGAGTAGTTTCCGGTTTCCTTCATCCGCTCGACGACCTTGTTGAAGCCGTCTTCGGTCAGATTGTAGGCCTTGCGAGCGGATTCGAGCTTTGTCTCCATGTCCATCTTCATGGACGACTGCTCGCGCTCCTTCTTCTCGGCGGCGCGTTCAGCCCGGATTTCCTCAAGTTGTTTCTGGAGGTCGTCGTTCTGCTTGCGCAGGGGCTGCAGAGCGGGGGCAAAGATGTCCTCGTTCGTCTTCACGTCGGGAAACAGATCCTTGGCGGCGCGCTGGACCTTTTCGCCCACGTCGCCGTCGTTCCAGAGCTTCTCCATGAGAGCGAGAGCGCGATCCTTGGCGGTCTGGTCGGTCATGGGTTACTTGCTCCCACCCGCCGACTTGCCGACGTGTTCCAGCGACTTGATCTGGTTCAGGCTGTCCTTCGGGAGCCCCGACGGACGCGATCCGATGCCCATCGTCGGGAAATTGACGTATTCCATGATCGCGGGATCGATTTTTACGTCGTTAACGTACGGTTTTGGGAAACGTGAACTCATTGGAGAGTGCTCCTCTTTTGCGCCCAATATTGTTTAATCTTCTCCGAGTGAGCAGCCCTCTGCTCTGCGGAGATGACGCGATTTTTCATTCGGTCAGAATTCAATTTCCTGACCTCAGGGGTTCGTGCAGCTGCAATGATGCGATCGTTTCTGGCCTTTGCAGCTTCTGGCGTAATCACTCGAACCTTGCACATGTGCAAAGCTTTTTTAGCGGTCTCAGCTCGCCGTTCTGGAGTCCATGAGTCCGCAATCTTCTGCTTGACGGCGGGATCAGTCCTGCTCGCCAAAATCTTCGCTTGAACGTCGGGGCGATTACGATTCGCATTCATGGTCGCAACGGCCTTCGCCTTCCGTTCGTCCGTCCAGCCTGCCTTGATCTTTGCCCGCGTCTCAGCAGACCTCTTGATGCCATTCAGCGGGTTGTCTTCCCCCTTTGGCATTCCATCGCCACCGGGGGTCATGTTGTAGCCATTCGGGGCAAGAGTGCCCTCCTTGGCAATAAACATGCGTTCCATCTCGCAAAGAAGCCTTCTGGATGACCCGGCTGGCAGGCAGGCAAGCTCAGTAATAGCGAATGCCGCTTTCCCATTCTTGCGAATAGCCCGATGGATGGCAGTTGTTGAACCCATGCTGGCCGATTTGACGTGCTGAGCCCAACGCCTGACGAGCGTCGTCTCGGTCAAGCCGATGTAACGCTTTCCATTAATCAGATTGGTCACGACATATACGAACAACTGCATGGTCTCCTGATTACATCGGTGGCGGTGCGCCGGGCATTGGCGGGGCTGCACCCATCGGGGGAGCGGCGCCCATCGGCCCTGGCATCGGAGGAGGAGGTTGCCCACCGCCCTGTTTCGCGTTCCGGGCCATTTCGATGAGCTGCTGGATCATTCCAGCCGCATCTCCGCCGCCCGCTCCGCCCTTCTCCATGTGCTTCCCGATATCGGACAAAGCCTTGAGAACGGCGGTATGAAGTTCGGACCCCATTGGAAGCTGGGGAAGCGCTTTCTGCAGTGCCTCAAGTCCAGCCTTTAGGGCGGACATGCCCTGAGCCGCAGATCCGGCTAGGGGGCCAGATGCTGTCGCTGGGCCTGTAGCGCCACCATGGGGCGGAGATCCGGGCATTGGAGGCAGCATCAGCAAGTTCTCTCATTCATTAGAAAAGGAGGATCGGATCGGAGCTTTTGGCCCCGATCCGCAGAACTCGCGTTCACTTGCGGCCCTTACGGCCCTTGTGCTTGCGTGCCATGGTGGAATCTCCTTTTGAAATGGGCAAGATTAGCCTCAACCCACGGGCCGAAAAATACGCTGGATAACGAGAATGTGTCAATATATCATGCGGTCGATTAAATAACGTCTTGACACAGGACATAATGACATGCGGATACCCCGTCGCAATACAGACAAGTTTGTTCGGGAGATCGCAAGTCAGTGCATGGTTTCTCGACAAGATAGAGGAAGCCGTGGAAATTACCTTGAATCGTTCGTCATGACTGGATCTGAGAAACCAGATTCACCATCGATGTACAACAAGGTCTTCACGAGCTTGGATGATCTTGAATCTCTGTTGTTCTCGCCTGTGTCGCTTCGTTTTCACATTGCTGACCCGGATATCCCGAACATCTTGAACGAATCTAAGGGACGTGCGGCGGCTTCGAAGATCCGCCAGATGTGCCGACAGGCCGATGCGGACACGAAAATCTCTCAGGCCGTGAATTCCGGGCTTGTGAAGGGCGCTGGAATTCTCAAGCAGACGATGCGCAAGACCGATCTCCGGTGCTCGCTGATCAAGCCGGAGGACTTTGGGGTGCTCCGGGAAGATCATGCGAAGCTGGATGAGGACATGGGGGCGTTCTGCCACTCGATGCTCATCACGTTCGATCAGTTCTCGAACCTGATTTATGCCAATCCAGATCGGGCCGATTTGCTGAAGAAGGCCAAGCGCTACATGCGCTCTCCGGGAGAGGGACTTTCCTCCTCTCGCCAAGGCTCCGCCATGAACGTTGTCGTCGGAGGCATGTATCCGCTCCAAGCTGCTGGCGGGGTTGGAGGGCAAAACAACCTGCGCGGTGTCGTCGATTGGATGGGCAAGCCGAAGCCCTCAATCGACCCGACGGTAGCCGCTGCCATGTTGGAATTGCTGGAGGTGTGGATCTGGGATGACGAGCGCGAGGACTGGGCGACCTTCCAGTTGATCGGGGACGACATCCTGATCATGGGCAAGTACACGATCATCAACGCTCTGGCCTATGACCAAGCCACGGCCATGAGCGCTCCACCCCTCAAGGGAGTGCATCCCTATACCCCGTTCGTTCCCAATCCTGTGGATGACTACTTCTGGGGCCGGTCGGAAGTCCCGATGCTGATCCTGCTGCAAGAGGCGATCAACTCGCGCATCATCGGCACGAATCGCATGCTTCGGATGCAGGAAGATCCCTCAATCAAGTTTGTCGGCGCGACTGGCGTGAATCAGAACACCCTGGCTCGCTTCAAAAAGCCGGGTGGGTATTGGTCGGATACGAATCCGAGCGCCAAGGTCGAGAAGGAGAACGTGCAAATCCCTCAGGACCTGTGGGCATCCCTGCACGAATACGAGCGGATGTTCGATGACCTGATGGGGCTTCCCCCTACAGCCCGAGGGCACGGGGAGAAGGGCGTCCGGTCTGGCAATCATGCGGAGGCGCTCGTCCGAATGTTCTCGCCGCGCTTCAAGGACCGGGCTCTCGTGGTCGAGCGTTGTGTGGAGGATTTCGGTGCGCTCACGTTCGATCTCTGCCGGGCTCACATCGACAAGAAGCTTCTCGCGTGGGTTCCTCAGGGAGCGGCAGGGCTAGAGGGTGATACCGACAAGGCGCTGTTGGAAACTCTGCAGCCCCCGGCTCCCGGTCTCGTCCCTGTGTATTTCCAGTTTGGGGATCTTCCGGACGACGTTCGGCTCACGGTCGATTCGCATTCCGCTTCCCCGGCATTCTCCTCGGAAGCCAAGGGTCTCGCGTTCGATCTACTCAAGGTCGGGGCCATGTCGCCATCCGATCTGGTCGAGCACGTCGACGCTCCGGATCCGGACGAACTGCAGGCGGGCATCATGCGGCGCGATATCGCCAAGGCGGAGGCTCACGACAAAGAGCTTGCTGCCAAGGCGGCAAAGCACAGTCACAAATAAAAAAGCCGCCCAGAACTCAATCTGGGCGGCTCTCTTGGTACGGGGCAGGGGCTTCGCAGCGACGATATTATGACTCAGATCAGTCTCAGTTTCAACGCTTCACGTCATAGGCCCCATTGTAAAGTCCGTTCAGCCCCTGCGGAAAGTGAGTTCCGGCCATCAGACCGGCAGCATCCTGCTTTCTCCCCCGTTCCTGCAGATTTTTCCCGATCTTCAGGCGCTCTTCCGGCGTCAGCGGATTGATGAGGGCGAGGACGGCATTCGTTACCTGCTCGACGCGCTGCTCTGACTCCTTATCCTGAACCTCTGCCTCATGCTTGGCCTGAGCCTCACGGAGCCTTCGAGCGTCGTCCTTGACCTTGTGCTCTTCCCACCACTGGTGCAGCGCATCGACTGAATGCCCGGCCTCTTTACCGTCAAATTGGTTCAACATGGGTTGGAGAATGTTGGCTTTATCCAACGCCGTCATGAGACCGCATAGTAGAGCCTCAAGCTTGTCGGCTTTCTGATTGGCTTCTCGCGCCTCTCTGTCGTCGAATTCCATTCCCTGTCCGGAATCGCACGGCATGATTTTCCCCTGTCTATCTGGTTGAGACGGAGGAAAGCATACGACATGTTACTGTCGTATGCAATGTCGTTCAGCGCTTCACGTACCCAGGGTTCATCTCGCGCACCACAGGTGGCCGCGTGGTTGGAAGCACCTGATTCGGCGCTACAGCCGAATCCCTGAACGCACCCGCGATTGCCTTCCTGCCCAGCGCCTGCATTCGGCGTTGGTGCATCGTGTCTCCCGAGCCCAGAGCCTTCTGCGGGCCTCCGAAGAAGTTGTCCGCTGCCTTCTGCATGGGTGGCGGCAGCTTCTGCACAAGGTTTTCTCCCGGCTCAGCTCGGTCCTTCAGGTCGGTCAGGCTGTAATCCTGCATGACGACCTCCGCCGTCGTGTCGATCGCTCGGACGCGGACGTTATTCCCGATGTGACCGGGAGCGCGACCTTCCTCGACCATGGCCGTCAGGTTTTTCAACTGAAGCTCCAGAGATGCAATCCGCTGCTTGTCCGCGCATGCCTTGTTCGGACAGGGCGGGTCCTTCAGGGGCGGGGCGTTGAACGTCCGCGTCCATGTGTGCTCGCACTTGTCGCACACGAACTTGACCCGATACTTCCGGCTCTCGAATGGATTCGTCGGCATGATGACCTCGTGCGTGTCGTCGAGGTGAAGTTCGTCGGTCTCATCACTCATGATCGCGGAATTCCTGAAAGGGGACGTGGACGATATCTCCGGCTGGCCAATAAAAATCTTGGCTTCCGTCAGCGTGTAAGACGACATGCGGGAAAAGATGTGAAACATCTTGCCCTTCGTCGATTTTTATTACGATGTGCCTTGGCTCTGTCCCAGTTGCCAACGCATTCGCCAGCTCAGTTGCGTCGAACAGATTTGTTTCCATGGCTCAATACTCCCTCAGCCCGCGCCAACCGATCGGCTCGAAATCCACCTTCTGCGATACCCGGTCCCGACGGTGGAAGTGGCCTTTGAACAACCAGCGATAGGTCGGATTCACCATCACGTTCGGAGGTCCATCGAAGGTCCGGGTCACACGCCAGTATGCCGCCTGCCATGTTACTCCATCCGGCGTGATTTCTACAGGGGAGCCGTTGTAAGGGATGACGCCCAGCTTTTCAGGCATCGGCTTTTGAGGCATGTCGAAGTAGTCCTTGGGCAACGGGTTGGCCTCCATGAACGCATCGAGCGTCTCGGGATCGACCATCAAATCCGTATGCCCCGGAGCCATTTCTGACTGCGCTAGAGCGGCTTCCTCCTCCGCGATCTGCCGCTCTAGCTCCAGAAGTTCGGCGTCCTCTGGCACGCTCTGTAGCTTCACAGGAACGGGTTCATGACGCGCATCCCGCTTCGGGGTCTGATACTGAAAATCCTTGGCCATCGTCAAAGTCCCATCTTTTCGCGCCACGACGGCGCCGGGGTGTCGTCCTCAGCCGCTTCTTCCATCCGCTTCAGGAAACCGTACACGATGTTACGAACCCCCTTACCAGCCTTCTCAGCAGCCGTCATGTTGTCGTTCATCTCGCGGTTCTTGACCACCTCGTAGGTGTCGCCATCCGCCAGCATGCCCGGCCGGATCCACTGCGCCCATGCCATCTGGCTCAGAGCAGCAGCGAAGACCCGATCGTCCTTCTTGTCCTCGTCCCGAGACTCTGGAGCCCCGATCGTATCCCCGTCGTCGATGACGTTGGACATCTCCACGAGCAGCTTCTTCGACCGGATATGAAGTTCCTGCGAGATATATGAACTGCGAAACCCATGCATTAGCATCTGCTTCGTCTTCCACGAGGATTCGAAGTTATAGACATAGCCGGGACCTGGGGAATCGACCCGGTGATAGAGAAACCATCTCGCCCCGCTCCCCGCGTCGGTCCATTCGCGCTTTTCGACCTTCTCCCGATGGATTTCCGCGTTCAAAAGCTGCCGCAGATGATCGAATTCCATCATGATCATGCGTCCGGGACCCATGATCTCCACGTTTGCCATGCTGTTTTTGTAGGCGGCGCACAAATGAAACAGGACCCATGCAGCGTGTCGGATATCCATGTCCGCAGTGCAGAATTCGGCCACTTGGACCATTTTGTCCGCATAGCAACGCCAGACAATCAACGAGTGGGTGTCCTTGTGCGCGTTCCGACCATAAGCCGGGTCCATGCCGATCACGTACTGGCCGTCGTCTCTCGGTTCTTCCCAAACTTTCAACTGGATATCCGAGGTGGAGTCCACTTCCGGGTCCAGTTTGACGAGATGGAACGTGAAAAAGTCGCCATCCACTTCGTATCGATAGCCCTGATACAAGCAGTCGCCGTCCAGATCGTCAGATACCCTCTTGATATCGGCGCCGATCATTCTAGTTTGGAAGAAAGAGTATCCGGTCTGGACGAAGCTCTGCTCTGCGGTCCATGGCTGGTTTTGCTCCAGAAGATCTTGCTCTGAGCCAGCCTGTTTCCCTTTCCACCTTATCCACGCGAGTTGCTGAACCGTAATCTCGTGGTTATACAGCCGCTTGACTTGCTTGATCAGGTGCGCTTCTTCGCCCGTCGGCTGATACAGCCCATACTCGGCAAAACGTGCGTCGTTCTTGTGGATGACGTTGGTATCGCCGGCCCACCAGCCGATGAAGAACGAACGCTGCGTCGGGTCGGCAAGGCCAGCCATGAAGCGGGTCCGCCAATGGTTGAACCCTTTACTTGTCGACTCATATACATACAAACGCTGCGGATTTTGCTGTGCAAATCCCTCTTCTAAAGACTTCAAACCCTCAACATCACCGTAGGCGGCGCATTCCGTGAGATGGGCTGCGCCGTATCCAATTCCTTCACCCCAGGATATACTCTTTTTCTTCGTTCCAGCCACAAGCAAATCTAGTCTAGACCCATTTGAAAACATCATTTGCGATCGATTATTTGAAAGAACCTTAAACGATTCTCCAAAATAACCTTCCGGAAATGATTTCACATATCCGTCGATCAACGCCCGGTTTGCGACGCGGTTCTTTTCCGTGTCGGTCACAAGAGCCATGATGATGTTGGGGTGCATTGCCAGCCAGAACAGATCGATGGCTAGGCTGATTGTCGTGATTCCGAGCTGACGGCTCTTGCTGCAATTGAAGACATGCACGCCATTATCCAGCCCCTCGCCAACTTCCCGCAGGAAAATCCGCTGGCTTTCCCAAAGCTGGAGCTTGGAGCCCGACTTGTCAGCCGAGAACTCTTCCTTCGACTTGATCCGAAGATCCTGAACGAACTCTTCGAACAGCCGTACCCACTTGCGCGCCTTGAGGGCCATTTATTCCAATCCTAAGCGCTGCCGACGTGTCTGCATGGTCTCGGTGGGGTGAGGAGCATCCGCTTCCGGATCGGCCTCTATGGTCACTCTTTCCGGCTCTGCGTCCTCGTCTAGCGGGATAAACAATTCCTTGAGGATGGCTTCCGCGAGAGGGACATATGCGTGCCAGAGTGGATACACGTCGCCCATGAAGGCCTGCAGGCGCGTTGTGACATACGCGACGGAGGCTTGGCTGACCAGCAGATCCGGATCGAAGCCGGAGTCCTTCGCGATCATCCTGGCGACGCGCTCGACTTTCTTCACGGACGCGGCCTCCATGCCGGAAGATCTCGATCAAGGCCCTGCTCGATGTATTCCCTCGCAACGACAGCAAAGGGCTTCTTGGTCTGCTCGGCAACGAAGCGAAGCCGCTCGTCTGCCTCTTTTGTGAGCGTGACCGTAAAGCGCTCACTGAATGAGTCCGGACGCTTGTAGTAGGTCCGGTTGTTGTATGTCTTCAGCGTGTCCGTCATTTGCCCTTCTTCCCCTTTGGCGCGATGTCTGCCTTGTTGGGCGAATGGGAGGACGTTGGGCCTGTGCCCTTCGTGTTCTGCCCGCGCATAGCCGTCTTCGGTGCCACCGGACTTTTACCCGGTTTCATCATCTTCGCCATGGGATGTTCCTTTTGGGTGAGGGGGACAAAGCCCCAGAGAGCGAGGGGAGCGCTCTATCTGGGGCTCTGCTGCCGGCCGCGTCAGGTCGAGGGGGGGGGGCAACCTTGACGCTGAAATGATACGTCAGGCCACATGTGCATGTCAAATCAGGTTCCGGCACGCGGGACGAAAAGGCAATATGTGTACCCATCAGGGTCACCTCTGTTGCTGGAACAGCGGTGGAAAAGACCATCCGGGGAGTATTGCGCCACGCCGTTGACGTGATCCACCTTTTCTTCCGTCTTTTTTGGCTGCTCCGGCTTCAGATAGACCTCTTTCGTCGGTCGGATCAGCCAGTAGGTTTCGTGCTCTTCCAATTCCGCCTCGTCGATCGGTCGACAGTCAGAGAGTGAGCAGCACATGGGCGGATAAGTCCATCCGCTTGGTGCTTCGTGGGCATGGGCGACTTGGACGATCGCCCACCCCAGAGAAGACCACGCGGCTATGGCGAGTAGGATAATCAGAACCCAGTCCCAACAGAAGCGCTTCATCTCGGATCTCCCGTCAGATTGATTTTTCCGGATCTTGCTGATGGGCCAGAACAAACATTCGGCGGGAAGCCCGACACCTCTCGATCTCCACCTGCTTGCGCCTCTCCCGCTCGATCAGAAACTTCGTCACGATCTCAATGTCTCTTCCCATGCGGTGTCTCCTTCACGCGCTCGATATTGTCGTAAAACCAGCTCTCAGGAAAGCGTAGCGCGTCTACGCGTTTCGAGATCTCGTTCGTATCGTGCCCCTCAGCCCACAAATGGCGGGCCATTTCCAGAGCCCCCTCCGGGGTTAGTTCCCACGGCATCATTCTGAACCTCCAAATCGGGTTGTTTCGTTCCCCCAGACCGTCCAATTTTCCCGCTCCTGCCGCGCAAATAGCTCGCACTTCGGCTCTCCGGGGAACATCGCATCGAGATCTTCGTGCAGGCGACCCGGCTTCCGGCTGTGCTCCATGAGCGGTGCAAGGATGCAGTTCGGGATAGCCAGACCTTCCGACCGCCTCGGGTTTCCTCTCTTGCCGGCGATCCAGAACTCAGCGCTAGACCGCCACCTGAAGCCCGTCCCGATAGCCGGATCTCCATTGCTATCCAGCTTTGCCCACGCGCCAGCCGTCGAATATTTGAAGCCCCACGCCTTCATCACGTCGAGCGAAACTTCAAGGAATGGCGCCGTCGTCCACATGACTAGCAGGCAGTTCTTTGCGGCAATCTGCTTGACCGGCATTGCCTTGATGTCGTCCAGCGCCATCGTGGGGTAGGGCGGCGCTCGTCCATTTCCCTTCTCGCTCCATACCTTGAATTTCCAAGGCGGATCGGCAAGTACGACGTTAAATGGCCCCTGCGGAAGCGGCATCATGCATCGGTCCTTTCGTTGGCAGCAGGTATGTTTGCGTCGACTCGGCACCGAAGAGACCATCCCCGGCCGGGGTTACAAAGCCCCCCCCTATTGCCGCATAAGCTGTCTTCGTTGCCACCTCCCGTCCAGATGGTTCTAGGCGAAAGATCGGATCGGAGGCCACATTCTCACGCCATGGCCGAAGTTGGCGCGTCAGACGTTCGCCTCGATGCATCCGCTCAAGCAGACGCAGAATTCGCTTCGGCACCGCGACCTTCTTGACCTTCCTTGCCATTTCTCAGCACCCCTTGAATATTCATGCCCTTGTACAATTCCCTGGCTGCGTAGACCGTGGATCGATCGCAGCCAAACTCCCGAGCCGTCGGACTGACGCCGATCTCGAACGAACGCATAGCCAGCTTCTTGTCGTCGTAGGTCTTCTTCCTGCCCTTGGAGTACCGGCCTTCGATCTTGGCCTTGGCGATACCCTCC